CTTGTGGTCGATCTTGCGGGCATGTTCGCCATGCTGGCCACCGCCGTCGTCGCCGCTGGTGCCGCGCTGGCCGTGCTGGTTCCCGTGGTCGTGTCCCTTGGGGTCGGGTTCCTCGGCCTGATCGTCGGTGCCATCGACGCGACCAAGGCGCTGATGACGTGGAACAAGGCGATGAAGGAGTCCGACCCGAAGAAGAAGGCGGAACTGCTCAAGGAGTACAACAAGCAGATGCGGGCCCTCGGGCCGAATGCCCGGGATGCGGTGAAGGCGATCCAGCCCTTGTTCCGCGAGTTCGCTGGGCTCAAGAAGGAGGCCGGTGAGTCTCTGTTCGCGGGGATGGCCAAGGCGATCAAGGGCTCGACGCCTCTCATCGCGGTGCTCAAGGACGGCATCGTCGGGGTCGCGGGTGCGATCGGTGACGTGATCGACTACCTGTTGAGGTTGTCCACATCGTTCGCCTTCTTGAGCAACTGGAAGTCGTTGTGGGTGTCATCCGAAAGGGTCATCAAGGATGTCGGGTATGCGCTGGTGGACATCTTCGCCGGTCTGACGGCGTTCTTCTCGGCGATCATCCCGCAGACGGAGGAGTTCACCGGGAAGATCAGGGACGTGGGGGCCTCGTTCCGAAAGTGGGCCGAGAGCAAGGAAGGGCGCGAGGAGATCAAGGAGTGGTTCTCAAACGCGTGGAGGCTGGCCAAGAACCTGTGGGATGTCCTCAATTCGCTGGGGGATGTCCTTGGGACGTTCTTCACCGCGATGATGAATGGCCCGGAAGGGGAACAGACTGGCGGATTTCTCACGACGATCGCGGAGAAGTTGGACTCGCTCGCGTTGAAGATTGAGGAATGGGACAAGAGCGGGAAGTTGGACAAGTGGCTGTCTGATGCGAGGACAACGGCCCACGAACTGTGGATGGCCCTGTCCGCATTGCAGTCCATGTTCTCGTCCTTGAACTCCGACGAGAATCGTGAATGGCTGCACAACCTGTTGCAGGGGATCAGCGTCTTGATTACGTGGCTCAAGGTCCTGATGCAGGTTGGGTCAGCCGCATTCAAGGTAATGCTGATCCCGATGGCCCCGGTGGTCGCCATGTTGAAGTTGATCTGGCAGACGGCTATGCGGATTCCAGATGCGTGGAAGGCAATCCAGAGGGGCTTCGACACGCTCAAGGCCGCACTCGGCCGGGGCGCGGACTGGCTGGTGGAGAAGATCAACGGGATCAAGCGGTCGCTGACCGGCTGGCGCTGGCCGTCACCCCCGTCGTGGTTCTCCAATCTGGGCAACGGGATCAGGGGATTCTTCCCGGGCGCTGCGGCCGGTGGCCTGTTCACCTCCCCCACGCACCGCCTGATCGGCGAGGCTGGGCGGGAGGCGGTGATCCCGCTGGACCGTCCCCTGTCGCTGGTCGATCCCAGCGTGCGCGGGATGGCGGCACAGTTGCGCGGCAAGGGGTCGATGACCACCATGTCGTCGGTCCGCCGCGAGGTGACGAACAACTGGAACATCAGCAGCCCGACGGGCGACCCGTACGCCATCGCCGCACAGGTGATGAACCGTGAAGTGGCGATGGCAGGGTAGGAGGCACCATGTACCCGGGATGGCTCAGTCTCAACGGCTTCGGTGGCAGCAGCGTGGAGATCATCAACACGCACCGCGCCGTCGCCTACGCGCAGAAGGCGGGCATGTGGTGGGTCCAAGGCTGTGAGGAGTGTGCCCCGATCGGCGAGGTGGCCAACCCGGACGGCTACCTGACCCCGCTCCTTGACGAGAAGGCGGGCAATCCGCCGCCGTGGTGGGACGGCAACAACGTCCGCGACTCGGAGAACTTCCTCGGGATCATCGGGGTGAACATGTCCGGCGCGGATGACAGCACCCGTCAGATCGACCTGATCGAGGGGTCCTTGACCGGTGGGTACTTGGGGTCGATGGGTTTCAGGGCGCGCACCATCGTCATCCGGGCCATCCTGATCGCCACCGACGACTGCGCGCTCGGCTTCGGACTCGCATGGCTGCGCGCCATGGACGCGTCACAAGCCTGCTACTCGTCCACGTTCGGGCTGTACGAGTGCTGCCCGTGCATGTGCGCCCCTGAGTGCGACGACCCGGCCTGTCAGGCTGCGTGCGTCCTGCCCCGCCGCAGGGAGGTGAGATCCGCCCGACTGGCCGATGGCCCGAAGGTGCTGCGCCGTCGGCCGATGTCGGTGGGCATCATGGCCGAGGTGGAGATGCAGGTGGTCGCGGGCGACCCGGCGCTCTACACGGTGGATCAGGTGGTGGCCGCGTTCGTCACGGAGGGGGCTGTGGCACACAGCGACACGCAGGTGCGCGCAGCGGAGCCGGAGGACCCGTTCGCCCGGTACTCCCCGTACTCCACGGCACCGGCCCGGCACAACGCGGTGGAGCCCCGGGTCCGCCCCCGCTCCGACTGGCTCCGGCACGTCGCCGAGGTGCCGATGCCGGTTGGGATGGCTGGCGGCGACGTGGTGCCGACGATCCGCCTGTGGGCGCCGGAGGGCACCGCCGAGGATGTCCGGGTGACGCTGCGATGCGACGACGCCGACGTGGCCGACTTCCGCGTCCCAGTGGTGCCGGAGGGCGGGACGGTCAGCGTCGATCTGGGGCGTCGCCGGGTGTCCACCGAGTCCGGTGGGGTGGAGCGGGAGAACCTGTCCTTCGCCATGTCGGGGGATGGGCGGCTGGTGCGCTGGCCGTCGGCCCTTCCGCGAGGTGAGTACGAGGTGGTGGTGGACCGCGCCCCGTGGTCGCCGCCCGTCGGCGTGCAGGTGGAGATCGCTGGGCGGTCGATCGGATGAGCGGCCCGCTGTTCTGCGGCATCCACCGGGCCGAGATCAGGATGGCCGGTGGCACGGTTGTGGTGGGCGAGGTCCCCTACCTGATTCGGGTGGACTGGGAGCGAAAGCGCGACGACATCAGTCTGGCGAATATATGGGCGGCGATTCAGTGGCCGGAATGCGGGTGGCTGGGCAATGTGCAGACAGGTGTCCACGAGTTGCACATCTACCGCAATGACGTGCCGGTGTGGCAGGGGCCGATCACCCGCCTTGAATATCGCAAGGATGTTGTTGAGGTATACGCGTCCGACATTCTGTGGGTGGCGAAGAACAAGGCGCTGGAATCGTCCTACAACAACAAGCACCCGAACGTGAAGGCCGTCGGCTACATGATGTCGTGGCTGCTGAATGAGCAGACATTCAGCAAGCCCCTGTGGGCTGCGTGGAACATGACCGGGCGCATCCACTGGGTCAAGATGGAGGTCGTCGGGGAGAAGGAGCCGGACACCACCCGCGCGGTCCTCGGCCTGTCCATGACGACATGGGAGGACTTCGACAAGTACGCCGAGGACGCGGGCATGGACTACACGGTGCTCGGGCGCGACATCTACTTCTGGGACACCCACTACCGGTGGAAGGTGCTGCCTGACCTGACCGAGGACTACGTGGCCGGTGATGGGCTGGCGGTGGTCGAGTACGGCAACGAGTTGGCCACCCGGATATACGTCACGAATGGTTCAGGCAAGGCGTCGAAGTCGGATGCACCGGCCGCAGAGATGGCCCGGTACCCGTCGCCGATCGAGCATGTGATCTCGTCGTGGAACGAGGCAGCAGGAACGGCCACCCCGACGAACGAGGACATGACAGCGTGGACTTCGCAGTCCACCGCACTCGTGGACCGATCCTCACCAGCCCCGGTGCGGATCAGGGTCGGCGAGAACTCCCGGCTCACACCGGACGCCCCGTACGACATCAACGACATGATGGCCGGTGCATGGCTTCGGGTCCGGGTGGAGCGACTGGCTCGCACGTTGGAGGAGTGGCACAAGTTGGAGCACCTTGGGGTCCGCGAGGAGGCGGGCAAGGAAGTCGTGTCGATCTCCACAGTCAGCGGCCCGACGAACGCGGTGGACCCGTGAGGTCCGTCCGGGGTGTCGGGACCTTCTCCGAGTGGGTAGCACAGACAGAGGTTCGGCTGTCTCGGATGGAGCGCCGCCCTCAGACGCCGGTCGATGTGCCGCCCGTGACGCTGCTCGGCGTTCGTGCGCAGGACGGACTGCCGGAGGGCTTGGAGCCCGGTATCGACGTGCTGATCGTGGACACTGGTGTGGTGTACCGACAAGACCCGCTAACCCGTTCATGGATGATCGCACCGTAGGGATCGCGCCCCCCTACCATGAGCGTCAGGAGGAACCATGACGAGCAGGAACCCGGGCAACATCCCCCGCCCGACATCGGTTGAGGACTGCTACAGCCCGGCGTTCACCGCTGGTCCTCCCGGGCCGATCGGCCCGGATGGGGCGAAGGGTGACTTCGGTCCGACGGGTCCGACTGGTCCGTGCGGCCCGGTCGGTCCGACGGGTCCGTTCGGTGGTCCGACGGGTCCGACGGGTGAGGCGGGGCCGTTGGGGCCGACGGGTCCGACGGGGCAGCAGGGGTTGCAGGGCTGGCAGGGTCCGGTCGGCCCGAAGGGTGACACGGGTGACCGGGGCGACCGGGGGCTTGATGGCCCGACGGGACCGCAGGGTGTGCAGGGTGTGCAGGGCCAGCAGGGTGTGCTCGGCCCGACCGGGCCGTCGGGGGCTCAGGGTCCGACTGGCGCCGCCGGTGTCGCTGGTCCGACTGGGGTGCAGGGTCCGACTGGCGCGTCCGGTCCGACCGGTGCGCAGGGTGTGCAGGGCAACGCTGGCCCGACTGGCGCGTCCGGCCCGACGGGTGCCTCTGGTCCG